TCGATACCGAAGGTGTGCCTTATGATAAGGCTGCTGTGGCAGAATTGCTCAAGAAGCATCTGCCCGACTGGCGCCGTCTCCTTAACGAGCTACAGCGCTACTCTGCTACTGGTAAGATCGACTCGGGCATCCTTGTCAACACGACTCAGGAGGCTATTAAGGCGCTTCTGGACGCTATGAAGGACAAGAACTTCAGTCAAGTACGCAAGTGGGTGGGAGAGCACTCAGACACCGAGACTACGATGCTATACCGTCAGTTCTACGACAACGCAGCATCATACTTCCAGCCTCAGTCTATCCCTCAACTCGTTCTGACTCTTGCCAAGTACCAGCACCAGGCTGCGTTCGTGGCTGACCATGAGATCAACAATGCTGCGTGCATGCTCGAGATCATGATCGACTGTCAGTTCAAGTAATGACTCCGTTCGACTTTATCAACTCAATCAACAACGGCAAAGACATCATGGTAGACGAGGCTACCGAGAATGCCTATGTGCCGTTCGTTGTCAATAGAGGACTCTCGTACTTCGCCGATACTATCATGTATGCCAACGAGCTGAACAAGGTAGCCAATACTGATAAGAAGCTGCAATATCACTATCTCATAAATACCATTATACCTCGAAAGAGGTTTAGTAAGTGGGCTAAAAAGCATGACGATAGTGACATTGAGCTTGTTATGAATAACTACAACTACAGTTACGAAAAGGCAGCACAGGTACTATCACTACTTACTAAACGTCAATTGGAAGAACTGAAAAATAAAAATAATAAAGGTGGAATACGATGAGTTTAGTAGATAGTTTAGTTGAGGTTCGCCTAGGCGAACAGGATGACTTCCTGAAAGTGAAAGAGACCCTCACTAGAATCGGCGTTGCGTCACGCAAAGAGCAAGCTCTCTATCAATCGTGCCACATTCTTCACAAGCAAGGTAAGTACTACATCGTACACTTTAAAGAGCTGTTCATGCTCGATGGCAAGCCTGCCAACTTCTCAGATGACGACAAGGGTAGACGTAACACAATCGCTGCACTCCTAGAAGAGTGGGGACTGATTGAGGTTGTCGACTCCGAGCGTGTCAATGAGACAAAACTTCCTCTGAACCAGATCAAGATCCTCCCCTTCAAAGAGAAGAACGAGTGGCGTCTGGTAACAAAGTACAACATAGGCAGGAAGCCTCAATAACTGTTGACTTTATTCCAATAACAGTCTATATCTAAGATATGTTGGAATGGATAAGAATCAGAGACGAAGTCACCTGCGAGGTGTATTACGAGCTGTATGATCACAACATACAGAATACCGTAGTCACCGTTCGCGAGGTATCAAAGCGGTATCAAGTCAGGATACTTGATCACGTACCATTCCATACAAAGACAGTAAGAGTTGCTAAAGAGGCAGGTCAGCACATTTATGAGCAGACCTGCGTCAAGCAATTGGCGTGTTGATGCTACCTGCCAGTACTCAACATGGGTTAGATCATTTGATCGGTGATAGAGCGGGTGGGGGCTGCTATCACGCATAAAAGAGATATATAGTTAAATGCGCCGTTAGCTCATCTGGATAGAGCGCGAAACTTCTAATTTTGAGGCAGCAGGTTCGAGTCCTGCACGGCGCACCATTTTTGAGGATTGTGTTATGAGTTGGATTATTGTTGGTTTAGTACTACTAGCGCTTAATGCCTATTTTGGCATAAACGAAGTCAAACGCGGAGAGGCCACTAAGTCGGCTGCGTTTACATGGTTTGTGGTTGGCTTTATAGCGTGCAGTGTATTAGATGAAGTAATTGCGCTCCTGTAGCTCAATGGTAGAGCTGGCCCCTCATAAGGGCTAGGTTGGGGGTTCAATTCCCTCCAGGAGTACCACGTCACGGTGGCAGAGTGGTCCAATGCACAGGTCTGCAAAACCTGAAAGCCGCGGGTTCGAATCCCGCCCGTGACTCCATATAGAGTAAGAATGATGACTAAGAACTGTTTAACATGCAAGACGCGCATCAAAGCAGATGCGTTCTGGGACGAGAATCAGGGAGACTTCTGGCATTGCACAGCAGTCGTTCCTGTTCAATTTAGTGGTGTTATGTGGCTCGAGAATAGAAACAAGAATCCAAGGGATCCAAAATCAGTAGGTCGTTTAACTAATCTTAATTTATTTCGAAAAGAACATGTACATTATAAGTCTGGTTTGACTGATGACTGTGCATTATGGACAGGACAATGATTGAAGAAGCAAAGAAGGCGATTATAGCATCAAGCCAGCAGTCCTCTGTATACATTGGCTGTGACTCCATTCGTTTCAGAAAGAACAAGCAGTGGTACGCCAAGTACTCTACTGTCGTAATCGTTCACATGGATACAAAGAAGGGTGGTAGAATATTCCACTCTTCTGTAGATATGCCTGACTATGGTAACTTGAAGCAACGCCTTCTGATGGAAGTACAGCTTGCTGTCTCAACCGCTACAGAGATTGTAGATGTGATCGGCGACCGTCACTTCGAGATCCATTTGGATATCAATCCGAATCCGAACCACAAGTCTTCGGTTGCTGTCAAAGAAGCTCTTGGCTGGGTCAAGGGTTCGCTTGGTATGGATGCTAAGATCAAACCTCATAGCTTTGCTGCTACTCACGCTGCGGATCACGTAGTCCGACATTAACTGTTGACCTTTTCGTGAAAATATCCGATAAGGTATTATATAATGAAAAGGCTTGAAATATGAACTACGAATTTCCAACCATCCGAAACATCTCTGATGTGCTGCCTGCAATCGAAGGTCGCGACGAATTCGTTGTGGCCGTCAAGGAAGGCTACACTGTCATCAATTACAATGTGATGATGGCTGATACGTTCGACTGTGACATTCGTCGCGAGTGTCGTGGTATCATCTTCGATACTGCAACTGGCGAGATCATTCGTCGTCCGTACCACAAGTTCTTCAACGTCAACGAACGCGAAGAGACTCAGGACAATGTAGTCGATCTGTCTCAGGATCATCGTATCCTTGAGAAGCTTGATGGCTCAATGATCGCTCCGTTTGTTGTAGGTGGTGATCTGATCTGGGGTACGAAGATGGGTGCTACTGAGGTGGCAGAGCCTGTCGAGGACTTCGTCCTGCTTCACGAAAACTATAGTCAGTTTGCTCGTTTCCTAATCAGACGTGGGTATACTCCTATCTTCGAATGGTGTTCGCGTAAGCAGCGTATTGTCCTTGACTACAAGGAAGATCAGCTGATCCTGACTGCCATACGTGATCTTACGACTGGTCGTTATATGTCTTTGGACCTTGTGACAAACACAGCCGATCTGTATTTCATTCCAACGGTTCGTCAATTCGAACCTCAGTCCGATATGAGGTCTTTCATTGAATACGTTCGGGATCTGGAAGATCGTGAAGGCTTTGTTGTTCGTTTCTCTGATGGTCACATGATCAAGCTCAAGTGCGACTGGTATGTTCAGATCCACAAGGCAAAGGAAAAGATCCTTCAAGATCGTAACATCGTTGAGTTGATTCTTGACGATAAGCTCGATGACGTGAAGGCTCACCTGCCTCAGGAAGATCGTGATCGTTTGACTCAGTTCGAGTGTGAATTCAACATGGCGGTTGCTGATGTAGTCTTCTACTTGGCTAATGACCTTAGTTGGATACGTGAAGACTTGATCGATCGTAAGACGTTTGCTCTGGAACATGCTGAAAGGTATGATCAGTATATGCGAGCATTGATCTTCAAGAACTTTGATGAACTCGACCACAAAAAGTATTGGGATGATGTTCGTAATACGATTCGTAACAACCTGACAAAGACGGTGAAGTACGAAGCAATTCGTGATGTGTGGTTTAAAGGAGTGATATACAATGCCTAAGTGTATAATGTTAGTTGGTGTTCCTGCATCTGGTAAGTCTACTTGGCAGTACAAGAAGTACGGAGAATATCCGCCAGTTGTGGCGTCAACTGATAACATAATCCAAGAAATAGCTAGCAGCTATGGTATGACATATGATGAAGGATTCAAGGGACTTATTCAGATTGCCGAACAGATAATGTGGAGGCAAATTACTACATGCCTGATGCGTGGATCTGACTTTATTATCGATCGCACTAACCTGTCGGTGAAGTCTCGTAAGAAGTTCATCGATAAGCTCAAGCTGCATCACTATAACATTGAATGTGTAGTCTTCCCACTACCTGGTACAGAAAAGCTGTCATCAGATGAGTGGAATCGTCGCCTGAACTCGCGTCGAGGTAAGACTATCCCAGGCTACATCCTCTCTTCGATGATTGAGCACTACGAGCCACCTACGCTTGCGGAAGGCTTTTCGAAGATCACGGAAGTATGACAGTATACCTCGTTGCTCTCGTATACTATATGGATCCTGCCACAAAGAGTGCTGAACTTATGTGGCAGGATGTCGTACCACAAACCTCTGTCGAGCAGTGTCACGAGTCAGGAGCTAGATACAAGTATCTTATCGAGGGTGCAAAGAACGTTGACCTCCAATACTTTTGTATCGAAAAATAACTGTTGACCTTTTTGTGAAAATGTCCGATAAGGATATATCAAGAGTGAAAAGGAAGATTGGTTATGAAATACGATTTTGAACAAGTTGCTGACGCTTTTGCATGGCTCGACACATTTCGTGAGTTTGGTGAAGTCAATATGTTTGGCGCAGCGCCCTATTTAGCAGAAGAACTGGGGCATGATAAAGCGACCTCACGCGAACTCGTCTCGATGTGGATGAATTCATTTGATAGTGAGGTGACAGCAGAAGATCGCGCGCGGTCGTTTGGAGCAACGGTATGACTGACGTAAAACTGTATTGGATTGTTCGCATTGAGTACAGTCAAACAGATATGGAGACTGTTCTTGTAGATGCTCCTACAGCGACAATGGCAGAAAACCTTATACGCGAACGTGGATGTAATGCTCGGTATATTAGAGCGCAAGCATCTCAAGCACGCGTTATGAATTGAATGGAAATAAGATGACTAGGTTTGTAAACAGGTTCGTTATCTCTGACCATCACCTTGGTCATACGAACTCATGGGAAAAGTTCAAGCTAGAGGATGGTAGTCCTCTCCGTCCGTTCTCCTCTAACGAGGAAATGAACGAGACTATGATCGAGCGTCACAACGCAAAGGTCAAGGAGCAGGACACTGTCTACTTCCTGGGTGATGTTGTTATCAACAAGAAGTATCTCGAGCTGGTGAAGCGGATGAACGGTCGTAAGATCCTCATTCGTGGCAACCACGACATCTTCGGAGACGAACTATACTACGATGCTGGGTTCGAGCAGATCCATGGTGTTCGGGTGTTCGTGGATAAGTTCATCCTGTCACATATCCCTCTGCATCCTGATTGTGTGACAGAACGGTTCCGTGTCAACGTACACGGCCATCTTCATGCGAACCAGGTTATGAGCTGGCAGATCATTGATGAAGATCCAGTGTACAAGCCTGATCCTCGCTACCTTTGTGTATGTGTCGAGCAGACCAACTTCACACCTCTTCACTTCGATGAGGTAGAGGCTCTGATCCAACAGCGTTGGAAAGATGCAGAATACGAAGGGCCCGTTAAGGCCTGGGGTAACGGAAGTGGACCAGGATAATAACTGTTGCCATTATCTAAATTGTGATGTATAAGGAGATATAGAATGAGTAAAATGATTGTTGCCTTCTTGGCCATCTTTGCAGTTGTGTTCCTTGCTATTCAAGGATTCACTGCTGCAAGTGGTCGTGAAAAACTCCAGCTAGGCATACGGCTGGGATATAGTTTTGTTTGTGCTGCGTTAGCACTTGCGTTGATTACCGCTATCGTTATTTTGTTTTAAAGGAAATTGATTATGAAAAATGTTACCAAAGTTGTTCTTCTCGCTGGTCTGATGGCTACGACTGCTGCTTGTACTCGTATCGAAACTGGTGAAGTTGGTGTTCGTCGTGCTATCGACAAGACCATTGAAACCACCGAGCTGATGCCTGGATCCGTTAACCAGACACTGTTTGGCGATGTTATGACGTTTCCTACCAAGGACGTCTCTGTTGATGTTGTTGATCTGACTCCGTTGGCTTCGGATAACTCGACAGTTGCAGACTTTGATATGGCTGTGATCTACTCGATCAATCCTGGTTCGGTCGCCGAACTCTACATCGAGAAGAACCGTGGCTTCCATGCCGAGACCGAAGAAGGTGATACATTGTTGATGTATAACTACATTCGTCAGCTTGGTCGTAACGCTGCCTACAAGGTTGCACGTAAGTACGAGTCGTTGAAGATGGCTGATAATCGTGCAGAGATGGAACAGCTGATCCGTCAAGAAGTTGTAACCCAGTTGGCTTCTGA